GGGTGGAGCGAGGCGATGTCCGCCACCCGTGGAGGGTCGGTGCGGGATTTTGTGGCGGTGGGGGATGTGGAAATTAAAGTCATTGGGGCCGAGTGTGAGATCCCTGACTGTCAGGCCCCGGTGCGGCTGCTCTTGGAGCAGCTCATTGCCCAGACGGGCATCCCGCCGTTTCTGCTGGGGCTGAACTGGTCCTCCACCGAGCGGATGAGCAGCCAGCAGGCGGACATTATGACGAGCGAACTGACGGCCTTGCGGCGGACCCTGACGCCGGTGGTGGAGAAGATCTGTCGGCTGTGGATGCGGCTGCAGGGGCTGGACGCGGCGTTCCAGGTGGAATGGGAACCCATCAACCTGCAGGACCAGGTGGAGATGGCCAAGGCCGAGCTTTACCGGCAGCAGGCGGCGCAGCTGGCGCGGCAGGCAGACGAGGGTGACAACGAACCGAAGAAGGAGGATGGAGATGGAGACAGTACACAAGCAGGCCCAGGCAAAGCCTGAGCAGAACGGCCACGCCGGGGAGCTGGCAGCGCTCAACCAACTGCTGGGCACGAAGCTCACCGAGGAACAGGTTTATTTCTTTGCGCTGCGGCTGTGCGACAACCACACGGACCGGGACGCGGAGTATTTTGCACGGGCCGATCTGGAGCAGCTGGCGGCGCTGTTCGTGGGCAAGACGGGACTCTTTGACCACAGCTGGAGCGCCAGGGACCAGGCGGCGCGGCTGTATCGCACGGAGCTGGAGGAAGAGCCCGGTGTGGTGACGGAGAGCGGCGAGGCGGGCTGTTGGCTGAAGGGCTACGCCTATCTGCTGCGGACCCAGGAGAACGAGAGCCTGATCGCGGAGATCGAAGGTGGGATCAAGAAGGAGGTCAGCGTGAGCTGCGCCGTGGCGCGGAGCGTTTGCTCCATCTGCGGGAACGACATTCACGACCGAAGCCTGTGCAGCCATGAGAAGGGGAGACTCTATGAGGGCAAGCGGTGCATCGTGCGGCTGGCGGAGCCGGTGGACGCCTATGAGTGGTCCTTTGTGGCGGTGCCGGCCCAGCCAATGGCGGGCGTGGTGAAGGGCTGGGCGCCCAAGGGCGGCAGCCTGCGGCAGGTGCTGGCCTGGGCCGACCGGGACGGCACTTGGCAGAAGAAACTGGACCGCCTGGAACAGGAAGCGGCGGCAGGGAGACAGTATCTGTCCACCCTGCGGAAAGAAGTGGTCCGGCTGGGGCTGCTGGCGGACTTTGGCTTGCGCGGCGAGCAGCTGCGCGGTTTGACCGAAAAGCTGGACGCGGAAGCCTTGGAGGAGATGAAAAAGAGCCTGGAGGAGAAGCTGGGCCAGGGACTGGGCCTGCCGGTGCAGCTGCGGTATGCACGCGGCACGGGGCAGAACGGCGGGGATGACGGGTCCTTTGTGATCTGAGTCCGGGCAAGAGACGACAACAGCATCAACAAATAGGAGGTATTTTGACATGAGCGTAGCATTTGAGGGGATCGACCGGCTGGTCGTGACGTTTCTGGCGGGAGACGTGACCGCCGGAAAGCCGGTGGTGATGGGCGGCGAGGGAAGCGTGAAGAACGCCTCCTCCGGGCAGATGCCCGTGGGAGTGGCCCTGCACGCCCGGGATGGACACGCAGCGGTGCAGCTGAAGGGCTTCGTGACGGTGCAGTACAGCGGCACCAGCGCCCCGGCGCTGGGCTGGACGGCGCTGGTGGCCGACAGCGCCGGCTGCCTGCGGGCCGCAGGCAGCGGTGAGAGCGGCCGGATGTGCCTGGTGGTGACGCGAGACAGCGAGAAGAAGACCGTGGGCTTGTTCCTGTGAGGACAGGAGAGAGAAAGGAGACTGTGTGTATGGCATATCAGTATGAGACCGTGAAGCTGGACAAGGGGATGTACAGCGAGGCGGGGCGGAGCTTCACCAAGGTGCTGGAGCAGTGCGACCCCTCGGAGCAGTACAAGGGCACGCCGCTGGAGCATCTGGATGCGTTCCAGCGTCAGCTCAAGCGCTTTGGCATTCGGGTCAAGGGCAGCGAGAGCGACGTGGTGGCGAAGTTTTTCGCCACCTGGGAGTCTGCCGTTTTGTTCCCGGAGTATGTGGCCAGAGCCGTGCGGCAGGGTATGGAGGAAACCGACATCCTGCCCCAGATCACGGCGGCGGAGACCCGCGTGAGCGGCATGGACTACCGCTCCATCGCCTCCACCCCCGGCGACGAGGCCAAGCAGCTCAAGCGCGTGGAGGAGGGCGCGGTGATCCCGGAGACCCAGGTGAAGGCCCAGGAGAACCTGGTGCGGCTGCACAAGCGCGGGCGGATGCTGGTGGCGTCCTATGAGGCCATCCAGTTCCAGAGACTGGACCTGTTTTCCGTGACCCTGCGGCAGATCGGCGCGTACATCAACCGGATGCACGCGGCGGACGCCATCGACGTGCTGATGAACGGCGACGGGAACAACAACGCCGCCCAGGTCTTTACCGTGGGCAACGGCCCCATCTCCGGCACGGCGGGGGCGCTGAGCTACGACGCGCTGGTGGATTTTTGGAGCCAGTTTGCGCCCTATGCGCTCAACACCCTGGTGGTGGGCGACGCGATGGCGGACATCCTCAAGCTCAAGGAGATGCAGGACGGCACGGCGGGGCTGACCTTCCAGGGCACCGGCAAGCTGGTCACGCCCATGGGCGCGACCCTGGTGCGCAGCAGCGCGGTGCCGGCGGGGACGATCCTGGGCCTGGACAAGAACTATGCGCTGGAGCTGGTGCGGGCCAGCGACGTGCTGGTGGAGTATGACAAGCTCATCGACCGCCAGCTGGAGCGGGCGGCTATCACCTCCATCTCCGGCTTTGCGAAGATCTTCCAGGATGCGGCCAAGGTCCTGAAGCTGGGAGGCTGAGCCATGGCGGTGACGACGGAGGAGATCCTGGCGGCGGCCAGGGAGCTTGCCGGGCGGGCCATGACGGACGGGGAGGAGAAGATCCTCTCCGTCCTGTGCGCCGGGGAACTGGGCGCCTGGCGCGGACGGCTGCGCGAGGGCGTGACGGAGGAGGACTGCGGCGACGCGCTGACGGTGGCCTGTGCCTGGGGGGCGCTGGCGGCCATGGAGACGGCCTGGGAACATGGGTCGGGCCGGGTGGTGTCATTTTCCGCGGGGGATCTCTCGGTGCGGGAAACGGCGGGGCAGACGGCGGAGGAGAGCGCCAACGCCCTGCGGCGGCAGGCGGAGCGGCTGATGGCCCCCTATGCCAGAGACGAGGGCTTTGCCTTTTGGGAGGTGGAGGGTTGAGAACAACGTTTGGTGGATATGTTCGGACGGTGCTGGCCAAGTATGGCGTGGCCATTTCCCTTTGGAAGGACGGACAGTGCTTGGGCGAGGGGCTGGCCGTGGTGCGGCCGGTGCTGGACCGGGAATGGCAGTGGGTGCCGACGGAGCGGGGCATTTCCCGGCAGGAGAAGGGGCTTTGCCTGGCGGAGGCGGCGCTGCCGTTTGACACGGAGGGACCGCTTGTTTTGCAGTGGGAGGCGCGGCGTTATGACGTGGTGAACGCCAGGAAGCTCAGGGCCGGGGAAGAGAGCATCTGCTGGCAGGCGGCTCTGCGGCGGAGAGAGGAGGATGCGGCTTGACGGGAGTGCATGGCCTTGCGGCGCTGCGGCAGGCGATGACGGACTATCTCACGGCCCAGGGCGTGGAGAGTATGACGGCCTGGCCCAAGGACCGGGTGGGGGCGCTGACGGCGCCCCTGGCGGTGGTGCAGGTGAAGGAGGTCGAGGCAGGCAGCGCCGGGTTTCAGAACTATCTGGGGCAGCGGTACGACGCGGAGACCAGAAGCTGGACGGAGGCGTTTGGGCAGAAGGTGAGCGTGAAATTTTTGGTGACGCTGTACAGCCCCAGGCAGGACGGCGAGCGTGGCTGCCGGGCCTTGTTGGACCGGGTGGCAGAGGCGTTTCTGCGGGGCGGACCGGAGGGGTTCGCGGTGGAGAAGTGGTCCGTGGGCGAGACGGGCTTTGACCGGGAGAGCGGGAGCTTTCGCGGAAAAATACAAGCCGTCTGCCGGGGGATGCTGACGGCGGTGACGAGCGAGAGCGGGGCGCTGGTGGGCTTCCGCGTGAAAGGAGAAGTGAGAACATGGAACGAGTGACGAACCACGAGCGGCCGGGGGTGTATTCTGCCTACACGGCCACGGCGGCGGCCCAGCGGGGGAACCGGCGCGGCGTGGCGGCAGTGGTTGCCGTGAGCCAGAAGGGGACGGCGGGGACGCTGTATGCCCTGGGGAGCTACCGGCAGGCAGCAGAAACCTTTGGCGCAGAGGATGGGCTGACGGCGCTGGTGAAGATCTTGCTGGCCAACGGCGCGGCACGGGTGCTGGCGGTGCCGGTGGCGGAGGAGAGCGGCTATGCTGCGGCGTTTGCCCTGGTGCAGGAGCAGGAGGGCGTGAACGTCGTGCTCTGCGACAGCGAGAAGCTGGCGGTGCAGCAGAAGCTACGGGACAGCGTGATGAGCGCCTCGGCGGAACGAAGAGAGCGCATCGCTGTCGTTGCCGGAGCCGCTGGGGAGACGGCAGAGGCGCTGGTCAAACGGGCCGGGGAGCTGAACAGCGAGCGGGTTGTTTTGGTGGCTCCGGCGGTCTCGCAGGAGGCGGGCGGTGCGTGGGTGGCCGCGGCGGTGGCGGGGGCCATCTGCGGCGGGAGTGACCCGGCGCTGCCTTTGGGCGGGGCGGAATTGCAGGGCATTTCCGCCTTGGAGAAGCGGCTGGATGAGAGTGAGGTCGATGCGCTGATCCGTGGCGGTGTGACGCCGGTGGAGCGCGTGGGCGGCAGCTGCTGGGTGATCCGGGGCGTGACGACCCGGACGAAAACCGGGCAGGCCAGCGACCAGACCTGGCGGGACCTCACGACCATTCTGGTGGTAGACGACGTGATCCCCGGTGTGCGGGAGGCGCTGCGGACCAGATTCCCCAGAGCGAAGAACACGGCCCAGACGAGGGGGGCGGTGCAGTCCCTCGTGGTGGAAGTGCTGGAGCGGAAGCTGGCGGCGGAGGTCATCACCGGGTACGACGCGGTGGAGGTGACGGCGCTGGCGGACGAGCCGGGGATCTGTCTTGTGACATTCGGATTTACGGTGACCCATGGGATGGATCAGATCTGGCTGAGCGCAGAGGTGACGGTGTGAGAAAGGAGGCTGTGACATGGCGGTAAACATGATCCCGACCAGTCGGGATATTTATTTGGAGGTCAACGGGAAGAAGGTGGCGGTGGTGCAGGGGTACACGGCGCAGACCACCCGGAGCAGCACGACGGTGGAGGCCTTTGGCGAGAAGGAGCCGGTGGCGACCATTCCGGGGCAGAGTAAGCATCTGCTGGAGCTGACGCGCATGTATGCCACGGATGAGGCGCTGGCAGACGGCATCAATTTTTATGACCTGGAGGATTTCAGCCTGGTTATCTGCAAGCCGGACCGACGGGTCATTTACAGCGGGTGCCAGTGGAGCAAGATCGGCGAGACGGGGGCGCTGGGCGCTTCTGTGGTGGAGAAGGTCACGGTGGTGGCCGGAAGGAGGATCGAGACGGCATGAAGAAGACCCCGGATTGGTTGAAGGTATCGGCTCCGGCGGCCCTGCTCCCTTTAGAGGGGGGCCGGGCCCTGCGGCTGCTGACGGAGACGGAGGAGATGCAGGTCCGGCGGGAGGCCATGGAGCTGGCGGGGAACGAGATGGATCTGCCGCTCTGCGCCAACGCCTGTCTGGTGGCGCGGGCGCTGGTCTGTGCAGGTGAGCGGGTGTATGCGGATGGGCGTGCGGTGCTGGACGGGCTGTCTGCGGAAGAAATTGAAGCCCTGGCGGAGCGCTGGGCCACGTTTCGCCGGGAGAAGGGCGTGGGGCTTGGGCTGGGAGAGAAACGATTGGACGCACTCAAGGCCAGTCTGGCGGCGCGGCCGAGACAGCGGCTGAAGTGGCGGGGGCGGGGAAACCTTTGGGGGGGGCCCCC